GACCGGCTTCCTTGATTTTGGTGTGAAGAATTATTTCTTTTCTTCCCGTTGCGTCGTCCCCGACGCCTACGTGAAGATGATTGAATAAGCTGCGAAGTTGCAGTCTTTTTGAATCCAGGAGGAAGAGGTGGTCCATATTTGACTCCTTTCAAATGGGCCGGCTTTGGGCCGGACCAATGTTTCAAGTCCAAATATTGCATGGCTGCCTTGGCCGCCATGGGCGCTAAGGCGCTGGCAACGGAGCCAGCTACCTGTAAGAGTCTGTGTCTTACTAATTGGGCATTTGATGTTTCAATCGTAACACGCATGAAAACATCGTACGGCCCCTAGAAACTCAGATTACACCGGAATGCGGTGTAAGAATCAACTTCTTTAACGAATCGTTCATCGAATTGTTTCATCACAGGTGTGATATATCGTTCTATTACCGGGTGTTCTAAGGGCTGGATGGTCGAAAGACCATCTGAATAAGCTTCAAATGCCAATTGATCTGACACAGATAGGCCATATTTGTCTTGCATAAAAAGGCGTGTGGAATCAGAAATGTTGCGTACACTTAGATCGTTCTTGGAGCGGATAGCTTGTGCATACATGTAACTCAAATGTTTATCTCGAAATTTCACTTTAGTGTATTCAGAAGTCAATCTGATGAGATTCTGCATTAAAGGATAAATTACAGGGCACTGATAATACTGGTGTGCATATGATAGGGCCTTAGCCCGTATCATTGACAAGTATTTACGTTTCCGCGCTCCCATGAGCGAAATATCTGACCAACCAAATGTCAAACAAACCTTAATTGGATCTGTTATTACAGTCAAACTATCTATGTCAAACAGTTGACCACAGAAGCTGGCTTCATTGGGATTATTAAGATAAATAGCTTTAACAAGCAATCCCAATTTAACATAATCATCAGCAGTAAAAAGTCTGCCTTTGTATTGTGCCAAAAGATCATCTCCTTCAACCAACACAAAGAGGTTCGTGCAACCATTGCATTCGCAAAGGTACAAGTAGGTCATTAAGTTTGAAAACCCATTTCCTAAACTAGTGTTCATCTCACCTGACAT